GGCGGCGTCGAGATCATCCGGGGCGGCTACTATGAGAACGGCCACTTTCTGCTGGTGGTCGCGGCATCCGCCAGCGCCTCCGACGACTGGAGCCCCCAGGCCATCACGCCGGAGCAGGTAGCCGCCACCCCCGAGTGGAGCGCCATCATCGAGGCGTACCTGGACCGGTGGAACCTGCGTGGCAGGGTCGTCGAGGGCTTCGAGAAACCCGGGTTCCTGCACTCGCCCTACTACGGCTGACCCCTTCGCGGGGTGACGCATCCTCCGGCCATGCGCTCCCTGGCCCGCATCCGCCCCGCACTGCCCCCGTCGCCCGCCACGCCACCCGCCCCGGACCTGTGGCGCGTCGCCACCGCGGAACACCACGCCGCCCTGACCTGCGTGCGTGACGCCCTGGCCCGCGTCGTCGCCACGATGACCGGCCCTCGCCCGGACCCCCGCGCCCTGGCCGCCCTGGGCGCTGCCCTCGACGTGGCCGAAGCCGCAGCCCGCACCGTCGGTACCGCGCGCCCGGCTCACCCGGACGATGCCGCGCTCATCGACGCCGCCGACCTGGCCAAGCGGCTGGTCCTGCAACTGCGCAAGCTCGCCCGCGCCCCCGGGCAGAACTGGCACCGAGACCGGTGGATCGACCGGATCGCCGCGACGCTCGGCGAGGCCGCCGCGCTGACCCCTCCCGGCACGCTGGCAGGGTGAGCGGATGAGCCAGCGCCGCCTCCCAGGCACCGACGCCGCCCCGCACAGTTCCCGCACCCAGGCTGCCCGGTCCCACGCCGGGGCCGCAGCCGAGAAGGTCGTCGACCACCTCAACGACGTGTGCGCCCGCGCCGGCATCGCGTTCGTCGCCCGCGTCGGGTCGCACGTCAAGATCCTGCGCCGCCTCACAGGTGGGCGCATCGAAGGCGTCATCACCGGCAAGAGCGTGGTGGACCTGATGGGCTGGGCGCACGACGGGCGCGCCATCGCCGCCGAGGTCAAGCACGTCTCCACCGACCGCCTCAAGGACGGCAGCGAGGCCGCGTGGCGCCTGCCGCTCGCCCGCGTCGAGGAGCACCAGCGCGCCATGCTGCGGAGGTGCCACGCCGACAAGGGCGTCGCCTTCGTGCTCATCGTCCACGGCGCCCACGCCTACGCCGTGCCGTGGCCCGTCGTCGAGGAGGCCATCACCCGGGGCGCCGCCTCGCTGTCCCGCGACGACATCACGCCGCACCGCTGCGACCACCGCGCCCCGTACCTGGCCCGGCTCCTGACCCCTCCCGCGGCTGCCGCAAGGTGAGCGCATGGCCCTCGACGACGCCCCGACCGAAGCACCACCCGCCCCGCTGTCCCTGGTCAGGATGGCGTTTGCGCGCAACGCGGCGCTGTCTGCCCTGGCCGGGAGACCGCGGCGCGGGTCCGATGACGTCGAGGAACTCGCCGCCTTCGTGCTGGTCGAGATCGTGGAACTGGCCATGCGCGGCATCGCCCCGTCCCGCACGGCCTACCGTCTCGCCGCCTGGCACGGCGTCCGGAGCCTGTGGTTTCACTCCCGCGGCGTCGACCGCGCCTCGTGCGAACTGTCCGACGACTACGACTCCCCCCACCCATGCGGCCGGGACCATGAGGTAGCCAGCCTGTTCCGGCTGATCGCCGCGCGGGTCCGTGCCCGTCTGGATGAACGCAACCGGCAGATCCTCGACGCCCACCTGGCCGGGTTCTCTGCGCCGGAGATCGCGGCGACGCGAGGCGAGACGCAGGCCGCCGTCGAGGGGGCGCTGCAACGGATCTTCGTGTGGATGGCGGACGAGTCCGGCCCCGCGCGCCCACGCCGCGCCGAGCCCAAGCCGTCGCCCGCCCCTCGCCAGTGCGCCGACTGCGCCGCGGCTCTGGTCGTCCCGAAGGGCCAGCGCTCGCCGCCTCGCCGGTGCCCCGAGTGCCAGTACCGCCGCCGCCTGGCCGCACAGCGCGCCTACCACGCCGCCAAGGTTGCCGCTGCGCTGACCCCTCCCGGACGCAAGGCAGAGTAGCGCCCATGCCCGCCTATGACTGCAACGTCCTCGACGGACGCGGCAACCTCCTGGCCACGCTGCCGAACATCGAGGACGCGCTCTGCGCCGCCCGCACCGACCCCCTCGCCCCGGCTGCCCGGCGTGTCGTCCGCGCCAGTGACGGCGCCGTCCTGGCCTACCGCCGCACCGTCGCCACGCCCCCGCGTCCGTCCGTGCGCCTCACCCCGCCCGCCCCGATGTGCCCGGTCTGGGCGGCGCTGGCCCACCCGCGAACCTGGCCGGAGGTGCTGGCCGTCTACCCGCACGCCCCGGCTGACGCGCTGGGCCGCCGTGCCCTGTGGCTGATGGACCACGGCTACGTGGCCATCCGCGCCGGGACGCTCACGCGCTGCCACGAGGAGCCCCCGCCGGTGTGGTCCTGGCACGCTGACCCCTCCCGCGAGGCTGGCAAGGTGGCGCCGTGATCCTCACCGGCGCAGCCATCCGCGACGAGATCCGCCGCGGCCTCATCGACATCACCCCCTGCGACGACGACCAGATCGACCAGGCCGGCGTCACCCTCCACCTCCACCCGCGCCTGCTGGTGATGTGGCCCAACGGTGACCTCGACGTGCGGCAGCCCTGCGCCGATTCGTTCCAGCCGGTGCAACTCGACGACACCGGCGCCTTCATGCTGTACCCGGGCTTCTTCTATCTCGGCGCCACGCTGGAAAAGATCCACGCGCCCAACCACGTCGTCCGCGTCGACGGCAAGAGCAGCCTGGGACGCAAGAGCCTGGAAGTCCACCGCACCGCCGGCCATGTCGAGCCGGGGTTCGCCGGTCACGTCACCCTGGAGATGGCCGTGCTGGCGCCGCTGCGCATCCCGCCCGGGTGGCCTGTCTGTCAGGCCGTGTTCCACGAGGTCCGCGGCGCCGTCGAGTCCTACGCCGACCGGGGGCACTACGCCGACGCTAGCGCCGCGGACGGGCCACAGGTCAGCCGTAGCCACCTCCACCGGACGAGGCACGTCGGGCCGCCTGACCCCTCCTGCCGGTGAGGCAGGGTGAGCACATGGCCGCCGACACCGTGACCCTGACCATCCCCCGCGAGGCGTTGACCGTGGTGGCACCGCCGCCCGTGTTCGTCCATCAGCGCAACGTGGCCGCCATCATCGGGTTGCCGGCCGCGCAGTACCTCGCGCTCTGCCGCCGCGGGGCGTGGCCCGTCGTGTCCGAGGGGAAGCTACGCCTGGCCCGTCGGGAGGAAGTCGTTGCCTACCTGACCGCGCAGGAGCGTATCCTGGAACGCCGCGCCGCCCTCGCCGCCGTGACCAGCGACGAGACCCGGCCGTTCACCCTCGACGATCTGCCCCCAGGAAGCACCCCGCGCCATGCCTCGCCCCTCGACCGGAACCGCCTACGAGAAAGGCGGGCACCTCTACGCCCAGGTCACGCTCGCGCCCGGTAAGCGCCGCCCGTTCCCGTGTCCGCCGCACATCAAGACCCTGGCCAGGGCCAAGCAATACGCGGCGTTCCTGAGCGAGCAGATACGCGCCGGCACGTGGAACCCGGCCGCCACCATGCCGACCATGCCGGAGGCCGCCGAGGGGACGTTCAAGGCGTGGTCGACCGCGTGGATCGAGCACCGCGCCCGCCGTGGCTTGGTCGGCGCCAAGGACGACGAGAGCCGGCTGCGGGTGCATGTCTGGCAGCACCTCGGGGACAAGCCCGTGGACCGCATCACGTCGACCGACCTGGAGCGGCTGGTGGCCCACCTCGACGAGCGCATCCACGCCGGCACGATGTCCTGGAAGCTGGCGCGCAACGTGTGGGGGCTGGTTAGCAAGGCGTTCGCTGACGCCTGCAAGAGCAAGGACCCGAAGTTGCGCGTGCGCCGCGACAACCCGGCGTCGACCGTGGCGCCCCCGGACAAGGGCGCGGTCAAGGCAAAAGTCTACCTGTGGCCCAGCGAGTTCCTCGCGCTGGTGACGTGCGAGCAAGTGCCGATCCGGTACCGCCGGCTGATCGCGCTCAGCGTGTACCTCTACTGCCGCGCCGGGGAACTGGAGGCCCTGCGGTGGGATGCGCTGGACCTGGACCACGGCGTCATCCACGTCCACCAGGCCACGGACAGGTACCGCGACATCGGCACCGTGCGCCACACCAAGGGCAAGGAGGCGCGGCGCTACAGCCTGGAACCGGCGGTCCTCCCGCTGTTGCGGCAGCTCAAGGAAGAGGCCGGCGGCGCAGCGGCGTCCGGGCCCGTCGTCAAGATGCCCCCGGCGGAAGACCTGGCGGACCGGCTGCGACAGTACCTCCGCTGGGCTGGCGTGACCCGCGAGGAGTTGTTCGTGCCGGTCGACGACCCGACCCGCAAGCGCATCACCTGGCACGACCTCCGCGCTACCGGGATCACCTGGCGCGCGGTCCGGGGCGACGAGCCGCTGAAGATCCAGGCTGCCGCCGGGCACAAGGACTACGGCACCACCGCCGGCTACGTGCGCGAGGCAGAGGCGCTGGCCCGGGGGTTCGGTGAGGTCTTCCCGGACCTCTCGGCGCTACTCGCATGTGCCTACCAGGCCAGCCTACCGGTCAATGATATTGCGGTCTTACACGAGCCCAACGAGGCCGAACCCGTTGGAGGATGACCCCGTTGGCGCTGGTTTGCTGGTGCGCAGGGGGTTCGAATCCCGCTGGGGACGCCACGACCGCAGCACGTTTCGGCTGCAACCCCCGCCCGGTAGGCTATCCTGGTAGGCGATTGCCGGACCCCTCCCCGGCCCGTGCCACCCTGCCCGGCGTGACCCCGCCCGCCCTGATCCTGGTCTGCGGCTCCCGCACCCTGGCCACCCACCCGGACGCTAGAGCCCGCCTGGAGCGCGTCCTGGCCCCGCTGCTGACCGCCCGGCCGTGCATCCTCACCGGGGGCGCTACCGGCCCGGACACGTGGGCGCTGGACCTCGCCCGGTCCCGGGGCCTGCCCTGGGCGGCGCTCCTGCCGTCCGGGGTGAGGCAGACGCACCGGGGCGCCGACCGGTGGAGCCCCGTGCCGGTCTACCCGCTCGCCAGGAACGCGGCGCTGGTCCGTCACGCCACGAGCCACCACGAGGTGGGCGCGGCCGTCCTGGTGGTCGGCGCCGTCGACCCGGCCAGCCGTAGCCACGGCACCGACCACACCCTCGGACTGGCCAGGGCCGCCGGGCTGGCGGTGCGCCGGTACGTGTTCACAGCCGAAAGATAGGGGTCTGGGAGAAAAGAGCAGCCCGTTGCACTTTCCCCCTTGCGCTAGGACGGCCTAGCGCATAGGTTGTATCTCGTAGCCGGGACGAACCACCCCGGCCCCGGAGATTGCAACCATGTCCTACATCGACGACCCCGCGACCGCCCTCCTCGCCACCGACTGCGCCGTCTGCAACCGCGCCCTCCGGGACGCCGTGAGTGTCGAGGCTGGAATCGGCCCGGACTGCCGCCGCAAGTACGGCTACGGCCAGGCCCAGGGCGAGGCCGACTGGTCCGCCGTGGACGAGGCGCTGGCCGGTACTCCCGACCTCGCCGCCGCCATCGCCGCCCACCGTGGCGACGCGCACCGGGCTGCCAACGTGCTGGTCCACCGCGCCGCCTGTGCTGCCCGTGACGAGCGCGCCCCGCACATCGAAGCCGTGGCGGCGCTGGGGTTCGTCAAGCTCGCGGCGGCGCTGGCCCGGGGCGCCGGTGAGGTCGTGGAGGTCCAGCCTTACGAGGACGGGCTGCTCACCGTGCGCGCCCCGTTCAACGCGACGTTCAACGAGGTCCTGCGGTCCCTGCGCATCGGCGCCCGCTGGAACCGCGAGGCCCCCGGCAACCGCCGCCCGGGTGCCTGGGTGGTCCCCGCCGACATGACCGCCAAGAAGGCCCTCCTCCGGGCGCTCCGGCAGACCTTCGCCGGGGCCATGCTGGTCAGTCAGCGCGGCGTCACCCAACTCTGAGCACCTCGCCCGCGGCCACCGCCCCGACGCTCCCGGACAACCGGGGGCCCGGGGCTCGCGGCGTTGGAGACGCCACCATGAAAGCCCGCCTCGCCGACATCATCGCCCCCCACGCCCCGCGCGACCCCGCAAAACTCGTCGCCCTGGCCGCCGCCTACAGCGACGGCGCCGAGGTTCCCCCGGTCGTGGTGATCGACTGGACCGACTCCGACCACGACGGGCGCCAGCCGTCTGCCATCTCCGGGAGTCACCGGCTGGCAGCGATGCGCGAGGTCTACGACCAGGACCAGCCCGCGGACCGCTTCGACGAGATCGAGGTCGTGAGCGGCGAGGAGATCATCGACGCCCTCGCCGCCATCGACGAGGACAGCGAGCGGGGCGCCCGAGCAGCCCGCGCCCTCGTCGCCCTGGAAAGCCTCGGTGACCCGTTCGCAGGCACGGACTTCGGCACCCTCTGCGCCGACCTCTGCGACCTGGGCGTGCTGCCCGAGGCCGCCGCCGCCGCCCTGGCGGACCAGCGAGGCGACCTGTGACCGCGCGCAAGGCCGCCGCCCCTGCCCCACGCAAGCGCCGCTCCGGCGGGCCGCCTGTCTACACCCCGGAAACCGCCGAGGCCCGGACCGCCGGCAAGGTCACGATCCGCCTCACCCCCGAGGAGGCCGCCGCCTGGCGTGCCTGGGCCGCCGAGCACGGGGGCCTCTCGGCTCACGCCCGGTGGCTCCTCGACGGGCGGACCCCAGCCAAATCCTAGCGGTTTTGCAGAATCGACAGGCCCCTGTCGCTTTTGCCCTTGCGCTAGGACGGCCTAGCATACATACTCTGCTCATGACCCGCACCGAACTCCTCCGCCGCCGCCTCGCCAACAAGCTCGCTGCCACCCTGGCCGACGACGTGAAGCGCGGCCGGTCCTACGAGGAGGCGTACTTCGATGCCTGCGAGGAGTCCGCGCGCCTGGAGGCCGAGGGCGCCCCGGAGACCGAGTGGGTCACCGCCGCCGAGCTGGCCGCCGCCTACGACCGGATCGTCCCCCCGGACCTCGACTGGCGGGACGTGCCGCCCCCGTACTGACCACCCCCGACCCCTGCCCTACCCCGGAGACCCGACCATGGCCAAGCAAGCGAAGACGACCAGCAAGACCTACCGCGTGGGCGATGCGCTCGGCTCCGTCCTGGAAATCTACCTCCTCGACGGGCTGCGCGAAGACCTCGACGTGTTCGAGGAGGACGCCCCGGCGTTCGCCCGCGTCCACGAGTTCGTCAAGACCGCGTGGGCCGCACGGAAGAGCCTCACCGTCCCGGACGATGACGACCTGCTCGCCGACCTGCTGACCGCCCTGAACTGGGCCGGGGACAGCATCTACGACGACCTCCGCGCCGAGGAGCGCCTGCCGCTGGCACCCCGCCCCAAGAAGGCCAGCCCCGACGAGGAGCGGCCCCTGTGGTCCTCGGAGCCCGCGCAGCGGACGCGCGACGTGGAGGTACTCCAGGTGTGCAAGGCGCAGACCCGCGCACTGGATGACTTCGTGGCCCGGCTGATCCGCCAGCGCAGCGCCATCCACGCCACGCGGAGGGCCGCCTTACCAGCGACCACCCCGACCGCCCCGGTCCAACCACCCGGGGCGCCCTGACCACCCACCACGGAGATTGCCCACCATGACCACCCTGACCCCGACCGCTCGCCGCCGCATCGACACTGCCCGCCAGCTCGCCCGTCTGGCCTCCCCTACCCTCCGCGCTTACGCCACCCGCCTTGCCCTCGCCCCGGCCGGGGAGTGGGAGGCGATGATGTACGACGCCCAGGCCCTCTCGCTCGTGGAGGACGTGGCCCTCGGCATGGCCATCGACCCGGGCGAGCGCCGCGCCGCCGTGGCCCTGGTGACCGGGCTGGCCTGCGCCCTGGCCGGTAGCCTGGACACCTGGCGCGGGCTCGCCTGGGTCCGCCAGGTCGCCGGGCTGCGCCGCGTCGCCGCCATCCTCCAGGAGACCGCCCCGGCTGTGGCCCGCGACCGGTACGAGGTCGTAGACGGGGGCGACGTCGACCCCTGGCAGATGGCCGCCTGACCCTTCGAAGGGGTGACCTGTCGATTCTTCCTTGACGAGTGACGAACCAGAGCTATAGTGATTGAACAGACGGCGGGGACACCAACCAGCCCCGCCCCGGAGATTGCCCACCATGACGACCCTCGACACCGTGACCACCGCCGCTGAGACCACCATCGCCCCCGTCGCCATCGCCATCGACGACGGCCCCGTCACCCCGGACGCGGACGGCCGCAGCCGCGGGTGGCGCGCCACCGTCATCGTCAGCCCGACGGAGCGCCGCGCCTCCCTGTTTACCGCCATCGGCAGCGGCGTGCCGGCCGACGTGTGGCACAACCGGGTGCTGTCCCTGGCCGTCAACACCGCCGCCAGCGGCGAGGCCGTCCGCGCCATCCTGGAAGACGACGCCGCCCAGGCCATCCTCGCGGACCTGTGCGACCAGTACGAGGGCGACCGGTGGGACGGCCACAACCACGTCGGCCGCTGGCCCTGCGACGAGGACGGCACCCCGGACTACCTGTCGCTCATCATGCGACTGGAGGCGATGATCGCCGAGGCCCCCTGCTACCAGAGCGCCGCGGACTGGTGCTCCCCGGCGTGGAGCGAGTGCAAGCGCGAGGTCGAGGCCGCCATCCTCGGGGCCAAGGACGCTGACGCCGAGGAGGCCGCACTCGCCGCGCTGGTCGACAAGTGGGCCACCGACGCTCGCGACAACGGCGCGCTCATCGACGCCGCCGACCTCCGGGAGCAGGTGGACGCGATGGCCGACGAGTCCGGCGACGCGGACGTGTACGTGGTCGATATCATCGACGGCACCCCGCGCTGCGACACCCTCGACACCGTGGACCTCGACGCCGACGTCGAGGACATGGCCAACCTCGGCGAGACGTGGGCGCTCGTCGAGGCCGCCAGCGAGGTCGACGCCTGGCGCAAGGCCCGCGCGCTGTTCGCGCAGAGTGGCGTCGTCGCCGAGGCCCGCCGGCTGGCCGGCGAGTGGACCTACCCGGGCGACGCCCTCGACCGCATCGCCGCCGCCTTGCCAGCCTGACGCGCCCTGCCCTCCCCGCTCGCCCCGACGGTGCCACCCTGGCGCCCCGGGGCTCGTGCCATTGGAGGAACCCATGGCCCGACCTACCGACAAGATCCGCCTCGCCGCACTGACCCCGGACGCCGTAGCCGCCGAGGTCGACGACCGCATCCTGCGCTACCTCGGCCGGCTGGCCATCCCGCTCAGCCCCGGCATCGCGCTCCACGTCCGGCACGTCGGTCAGAGCGACCTGGCCCTCACCGCGGGGGCGCTCGTGACCTATGCCCAGCGGGGCCTCCCGGTGTGGGACTGGTCCTCGCACGGGGAGGCCGAGGACGCCTGCCAGTCGCTCGTCAGCGGGCTGTACGGGTGCCCCGCTCACCCGGGCGTCGAGGGCGGCGTGGGGCCGCTGGACGAGGCCCTCGACGGGGCAGACCTCGACGGCGCCCTCGACCTCGTGCTGGTCGCCGCGTGGGCCCGGGTCACGCTGGCCAAGGACGGCGCCCTCACGGCGCGGCAGCTCGGCGCACTCGCCGGCCTGGAACACCGCCACGTCCGGGAACTGAGCCGCGCCGGGGAACTACCCCTGACCGGCACCCGCCCCGCGACCTGCCCCGCCGAGGACGCGCGGCGGTGGCTCGGGGCGCGTGGGGTGGCCGGGCTGTGAGCGACGTCCGCACCCCTGTGACCGACCCCGACCGGGGGTTGCGGTTGGCGCTACTTCTGGCCCGTGCCGGCGAGGAAGGGCTGTCCGTCGAGTCCCTGCTGATCGCCCTCGATTGCTCCCGGGCGTCGCTGTATCGCAGCCTCGACCGGCTCACCGAGGCAGGCTGGCCCGTCGAGACGGTGCGGGACGGGGAGCGCGTGCTCTACCGTCTGGCCGGTGGCCTGGCGCTGCGACCGGCGGCGCCATCGCCCGTGGACCTGACGCCGCCGAGGACGCGCCGGCCGGGACCGCAGTTCGGGGAGCTGACGCGGCTCGTGGCGGACCTGGCCGCGCAGGGGTTGAGCGGGCGGGAGATTGCCGAGCGCCTGGGCGTGGGGCCGCACCACGTCTGGCCGCGACTGACCCGCCTGCGACGCAAGGAGATGGCGCCACCACCGCCCGCACCCACCGTCCGGGAGACCCTGGAGGCAAGGGTGCTGGCCCTCGCCCTGGCCGGCAAGACGCAACGCGAGATCGTCGCGGAGACCGGGGCCACGCACGGGTCCGTGTCGGGCACCCTGTACGCCCTGCGCCGCGACGGGCGCCTGCCGCCGCCCGGTCCCCGGGGACGACGCGCTACGGCCGCACCCACTCGCTGAACCGCAGCGCCAGCGGGGTGCCGTCCTCGGGGGCGTGGTGCTCCGACGAGAGGCGGCGCCAGCCCTCCGTGAGCACGCGCGGCGAATCGAGGCGCACGTCCGCCAGCGGGTAGGACCAGAGCACCTCCGTGAGTAGCATCCGGTCGCAGCGGGGCAAGAGTTGGCGGTAGACATCGGCGCCGCCGATGACCATGATCTCCGACTCCCCGACGAACGAGGCCGCCGCGTCGTCCGCGGACTGGTAGACGCCCACCAGCGAGGACGACGCGGGCACCGTCGCGGAGGCGTGCGTGCGTGTCAGCACCACGAGCCGGCGACCCGGGAGGCGCGGCAACACGTCGTAGGTCTTCCTGCCGACGATGCAGACCTTGCCGTCTGTCCGTTCGCGGAAGCGCCGCATGTCCCGGCTGAGACGTGGCCAGGGCATCCCGCCCGGGGAGGACGTGTCACCGATGGCGCCGCAATGGGCCACGGCGAGGATGGCGGTCAATCGAGGGGTGTTGCTCATACCGGCGACCCTACCTCACCGCCCGGAGGGGTCCGCCGTCGTGGGCGCCCCGAGGATCGGCAGCAGCGCCGCCATCACCACCTGGACCCGCGCCGCCTGGCACGCCACCGTGTCCGGGGCGCTCGCCCACCACGGTACGACGGGCGCCGCGTGGTGGACCTCTACGAGCCGGTCCAGCGCCCTCTCGGCAGCGCGCAGCACGTCCCCCGGGTAGACCTCGCCGGCCGGCGTGAGCCAGCGCAGGACGACATGCCGGACCCGGGCCGGTGGCGGGACCAGCAGGACGGGGCGCGGTGGCAGCGGCATGGATCGATGGTGGGCCATGCCCGCAGGGTGCCTCACCCCGCCGAGGGGTCAGACGGCGCCCCCGTCTTGCACCGCCGCGGCAGGTCGCGCCACCGGCAGCGGTCCCACAGGCGCTGCGGCGAGTGGCAGACGATGGCCTCTCCGTCGCTATCCGGCTGCCACCCGTAGAGGCCGGCGCCGATGCACCAGCAGCGCACCTCCGGGCAGGTCACACCGCCACCTCGCCCGGTAGCGCCGGCCCCGGCGCGTAGCCGATGAGGCGCACGTCCTCCGGGCGCAGCGCCTCCGATTCGCCGCCGCTGCCGCCGTAGGGGCGGACGACGAACCCGCGCTCGCGGCGCCAGTCCACGCACGGCATGGCCACCGGACCCGACCCGATCCGCACCTGCGGGAGCGAGTGCGCCGGCTCTCGCGTGAGCAGCATGCGCGCCGCCTCGACGTGGTTGTCGTACAGGTGCAGGTTGCCGAAGTTGAAGATCAGCCGCCCCGGGCGCAGGCTCGTCATCTGCGCCAGGAGCCAGGTCATCAGCGCGTAGGACGCCACGTTGTACGGCACCCCGAGGTACAGGTCCGCGCTCCGCTGCGTCACGATGCACGTCAGGGTGCCGTGGATCGGGTCCACGTCCCACTGCGCCAGCACATGACACGGGGGCAGCGCCGCCACCGTGGCGTCCGCCGGGTTGAGGCCGGTGAGCAACAGTCGACGCGCTGCCGGGTGCGCCGGGTCGGCAGCGACGGCGCGCAGGTTCGTGACGAGCTGGTCCACCTGGTCCACCACCCGCCCGTCCCGCCCGTGGAACGCGCGCCACTGCGCCCCGTACACCGGGCCAAGGTCGCCGTCGTCCCGCGCCCACTCGTCCCAGATCGTCGACCCCAGCGCGCGCAGGTCCGCGGCGTTCGTCGACCCGGAGCAGAACCACAGGAGTTCCGCCACCACGCTGCGCCAGTGGATCGACCGCAAGGTCAGCAACGGGAGACCGGCGGACAGGTCCGTGACGAGGTGAGTGCCGATGACCGTGCGAGCCCCGACCGGCTGCCCGGTAGATCGCAGCACGGCGCGGGTCGGGCGCGGTTGCCCGGCCAGGGTGGCGATGACCATGCGCTGGTAGTCGTAGTCGAAGGACTCGGCCATGGTCACGCCCCCGCCGTGGCGGCAGGCAGCGCATCCGCTTCCGCCTTGCACATCTCGGCCAGGTGCTTGGTCATGGCCTCGTCGATGGTGCCGTCGATCAGCGCGACCAGGAAGCGCCGGCACGCCATGGTGTCGGCGCCGTGGACCAGCACCTTCCTGGCCATCTCCCGGTGGTCCTGGTGGACGGTGATCTTGTCGGCGCCACGGCCCGCCTTGTCGAACCGGTCCGCCTCGCGGCGCAGGTACCACGCCGCCTTGCGCAGGTCGGTCGCGGCGTCGCCCTTCTTGCCGGCGCGGGCCAGGTACTTATAGGCGTTGCCCAGGTTGAACCCGAGATGTTCGCAGATGTCGATGGCCTCGACGCCGGACGGGTGCTGGTAGTGCGCGGGGTGTTCGACTTGGTTGCTCATGTCGTCGACCCTACCGCGCCACCGGGAGGGGTCGCGCCCTCCGCGGCGACCAGCGCCGTCCACTCGTCGGTGGGGAAGAACCCTGGCTCGCAGTCACCGTGGCGACGGTGCCACCACCCGCCCGCCTCCCGGGCCAGCGTGGCGAGGTTGTCCGTGACGGGGTGGCCGGCGTGGCTCGCGTCGCGCCACAGGTCGAAGGCCATCGTCTCCGGCCACACGCCGTCCTCGTCGTCGAAGGCATCGTAGTAGTTCCGCGCGTAGCACTCCATCGCCTCGCGCAGCCGCAGCGCCGCCTCTCCGTCGAGACCACCGCGCGCCTCGACGACCGCAACTTCCAGCCGGCGGGCCGCGGCGTCCGCCTCTTGCCGGAGCGCCACCCGCTTCGCCTCGCACGCTGGGCAGTCACCGAAGCGCCGGCCCTCTGGCAGCGGCTCCTTGCAGGTGTGGCAGAGGCAGCACCGCTCGGCTGCGGCGAGGCTCTGCCGGGCGCCGTCCGCGATGTGGGCGGCCTTGCCGTTGCGCCAGTAGGTCATGCACGCGCTGCCCTTGTCGCCGAGGGTGTGGCAACGCCCGCACGCCCAGGCGTAGGTGATGCGGTTGTGGCGCAAGGGGATGGGGTTCATGGCGTCACCGTGTCACGTCGTCGGGAGGGGTCGCGGACCCGGGACCGATGGGCGACCAGTCCTCGTCGTCGGTCACCGTCCGCACGATGTCGACCATCCGCGCCGCGACCTCCGCGCCGCCGGTGATGCCCTCGGCGTTGGCCCTGGCGATCTCGTCGTCGAGGTGGTCCAGGATGGCGCGCACCTCACCGGGCGCCATCTTCGCCCCGGCCGCTACGTTTTCGACGGCGCGGCGGCCTGACATGCGGCTGGCGTTGCGGGCGGTGGACAGGTCCGCGAGGAGGCCGAACAGGAGCCTGGCTTGTCGGTTGGTCATGGCGCTACCCTACAGCGCGGCGCACACGGGTCTGACGACCTCACAGCGGGCGCCACAGGAACGCGCCGCAGTGCGGGCACGTCGCGTCCTTGGCGGGGTCGATGTCCTCGCCGCACTTGTCACAGACCACGGACGCGCCGACCTTGCGAGCGGACGCCGCCACCCTGCCGAGGCCGTCGAGGATGGTCTGCAACTGCGCGATGCGGACGGACGCCCCTTCCTCGTTCCTGCGCTCGCCCCACACCTCGTCACTGGCGGACGCTCGCTCGTGCTGGATGGCCCGGCCGATGTCCTCGACGAGCCGGCGCCGCATGGTCTCGACGCCGGCATCGTGGGCGCGTAGGAGTTCGTTCTTGATGACCGTCGAGGGCTTCCGCCCGGGGATGCCATCGGTCACGGCGCGGAGGATCTTGTCGACGGCTTGGTGTACCCGCATGGTCACCATCCTACGGCGCGGTGCGCACGGGTCTGACGCCACCAAAGCCGAGCGCCCCGGTCTCACCGCCGCCCGCTCGAAAGAGGGAAGCATCGGAGATCGAGGCGCTTGGGTTCGAGGTAGAACCGGGTCGCGCAGGGCGACGCCGACGAGGACAGGGTGCCCGGGTGCGACCCGGGCGGTAGGACTCTCGACGTAGCACCTTGCGATCTGCCGGCAAGCACAAAAGGCAGACGCCCCGCACGGCGTACCGGCGGGGCGTCAGGGTCGCGGGGCATCAGCCTCGCGGGTCGGGTCTGTAGGATTATCGGCGGCGGTAGCCCTCGGCCAGGGCGTCACGCGCGGCCTGGTCGGCGGTGGCGTGCATGAGCGCCAGGGTCTCGCGGCGCTGGGCGTCGGTCATCGGGTCCGTGTCCGGGATGGCCTCGTCCTCCACGATGACGACGGGCGGTGACGATGGGCGGTCCTCGGCGGTCGTCGCCACGGTCGGCCACGGGAAC